TAGCAAAAAACTTTGTGGCACACGAAAGAATGCCAAAAAAGACATCACAAGGCACAAGTAAAAGAGTAAAAAAATCATCAATGAACAAATCTCGTAAAAGATCGTTCAAAGTTTACAACTCACAAGGAAGATAATGCCAGCAATCTGTAGACAAGGAGATAGTTTAAGTACAGGTCATATTTGTACAAGTACAACAACACTAGATACTCCTGGACAATCTACAGTAAGAGCAAATGGTATACTAATTGCAAGAGTGGGTGACCCAACAGTCGCCCACCCCAACCCACCAAGTCCACCTTGTCCTAATCATGTTGCTAATGTAAACGTTGGTTCTTCAACAGTTAGAGTTGCAGGGGCTTTTATAGCAAGAATTGGGGATAGTGCAGATAGTGGCGCAATGACTAGTGGTTCTTCTAATATTTTCGCTGGTTAGTGTATAAATATTGGTATGCCTAGTTATAGTGTAGAAAATCTATCTAACAATTCTAAAAGAGCAAGTCGAATATACAAAGACTTGGATTTGGATTTTGGTAGAAATACTGTAACTAATGATGTTAATAAGTTAACTGACGTAGAAGCAGTTAAAAGAAGTGTTAGAAATTTAATTCAAACTAATCACTTTGAAAGACCTTTTCACCCTGAACTTGGTGGAAACGTAAGAGCACTTTTATTTGAACCTGTTACACCATTGACAGCTCTTAACTTACAAAGAAAAGTAGAAGAAGTTTTAAATAACTTTGAACCAAGAATTAAGTTAACACAAATTATAGCAAGACCTGATATAGATGGCAATAGATACCAATTAGAAATTAAATTTTATGTAATTGGAATTAGTAGTCCAGTTACAGTTGAAACATTTTTAGAAAGATTAAGATAATATGGCAAGTAACAAATTAGAAGTTTCAGAATTAGATTTTGATAATATAAAATCAAATTTAAAAACATTTTTACAAAATCAATCAGAGTTCCAAGATTATGACTTTGAAGGTTCTGGTTTTGCTGTTCTATTAGATGTACTTGCTTACAATACTCATTACCTAGGTTTCAATGCTAATATGTTAGCAAATGAAATGTACTTAGACAGCGCTGACATTAGAAAAAATATTGTGTCATTAGCTAAGATGTTAGGTTATACTCCAACATCACCTAAAGCACCAACAGCAGATATTAATATTTTAGTAAATAATGCTTCAGGTGCTTCAATCACAATGGCAAAAGGTACAACATTTACAACTTCAGTTGATGGCACATCTTATCAGTTTATAACAAATACTGCTCACACAATTACACCAAGTTCAGGTGTTTATAGATTTTCAAATATAGCAATTTATGAAGGAACACTAGTTAACTTTAAATACACTGTAGATAGTTCTGATCCAGATCAGAGATTTATCATTCCAAGTGTTAATGCTGATACATCAACATTGAAAGTTCAAGTTCAAAATTCTATATCAGATACGACAACATCAACATACACGTTGGCATCAGGTATTACAAGTTTAGATACAACCTCCAAAGTTTTCTTTTTACAAGAAGGTGAAGATGGTAAATTTGAAGTTTATTTTGGAGATGGTGTTATTGGTAAATCATTAGCAGATGGTAATATAGTTATACTAGAGTATGTTGTGTCAAATAAAGCTGAAGCAAATGGAGCTTCTACATTTACACTATCAGGAACAGTTGGTGGTTTTTCAAATGTCGCTATTACTACTAATTCAAGTGCTCAAGGTGGTGCAGAAGCTCAAACAAAAGAGTCTATAAGATATAATGCTCCACTACAATACTCGGCACAAGATAGAGCTGTAACTACAAGTGATTATGAAACAAAAATATTACAGTTATATCCAAATGCTCAATCAGTTTCAGCATGGGGTGGAGAAGATGATGAAACACCTGTTTATGGTGTAGTAAAGATTGCGATTAAAGCAGCGTCAGGTTCTACTTTAACAGATAAAACTAAACAATCAATAATAACTCAATTAAAAAGATTTAATGTTGCTTCTGTGAGACCAGAAATTGTTGATCCAGAAACAACTTCCATTATATTAACTTCAAATATTAAGTTTGATGAAAAAGCAACTACAAAAACAGCGGATACATTAAAGTCAGAAATTACAACATCAATTTCAAATTACAATACAGATACACTACAAAAATTTGATGGAGTGTTTAGACATTCAAAAGTTACAGGTTTAATTGATGATGTAGATACAAGTATCTTATCAAACGTTACAAGTTTATTAATTAGAAAAACATTTACACCTACATTAAGTTCATCTACAAGATATGACGTTTATTTTAGAAATGGTATATTCAATCCGCATGCTGGACACAAAGCTGCTAGTGGTGGAGTAATTGCTACATCAGGTTTCAAAGTACCAAATGATACTAATGTTTATTACCTAGATGATGATGGAAATGGAAATATAAGAAGATATTACTTCACAGGTTCCGTAAGAAATTATGTTAATAGTACACAAGGAACAGTAGATTATACTACAGGTCAAATCACTATTAATTCATTGACAGTTGCGTCAGTAGAAAATATACGAGGCGCTTCTTCAACTGCAATTGAAGTAACTGTAGAACCAGCATCTTTTGACATTGTTCCTGTAAGAGATCAAATTTTAGATATTGATACAGCAAATTCATCAATTACAGTAGAGGCAGATACATTTGTTGGTGGTTCTGCTGACGCTGGTGTAGGATACACAACAACATCTAACTACTAATGGCAAAGTTCACAGACAAAATATCTAACCTGGTTAATCAACAGGTTCCAGAGTTCGTATTAGAACAACACCCTAAATTTTTAGAATTTTTAAAAACGTATTACACGTTTATGGAATCAGCTGAGTTAGTTGTAACTTCAATTCAAACAACAGATGGTATTCTATTAGAAACAGAAACAGCACAAACAAATGAATTAATATTAGATGGTTCTCGTTTAGATACAGATAGAACACAACTAGACGCTGGTGATAAAATACTTTTAGAAAGTTCTGTTTATGGAAAATTTACTAGAGGTGAAACTATCACAGGTCAAACTTCAAACGCAACTGCAACTGTACTTGCTGAAGATTTAGATAATAATAGACTTTTTATATCAGCACAAGATAAGTTTATAGATGGTGAAGAAGTTGTAGGTTCTAGTTCAAATGCAACAGCAATTATTAATAACTATAAACCAAATCCTGTAAACAATATACAAGACTTATTAAATTTTAGAGATCCAGATAGAGTTATTTCAAATTTTTTAACAAAGTTTAGAAATGAATTTTTAAATACATTACCTGAAACATTAAGTAACGGAATTGATAAAAGAAAATTAATTAAAAATGTTAATTCTCTTTATCGAGCAAAAGGAACAAATAGAGGACACGAATTATTTTTTAGATTGTTATTTGGAATAAAATCTGAAACAATCTATCCTAGAGAACAAATGTTAAGAGTATCTGATGGTAAATGGGATACAAATAAAATATTAAGAGCAATCGTTACCACTGGAGATACATCAGATTTAATTGGTCGTACAATTGAAGGTGAAATTTCTGGAGCCACTGCAATCGTAGAAGATATATTTAAATTTCAAATTGGTGCTAATGAAGTTACGGAATTTATTTTAAATGAAGATACAATATCAGGTACTTTTCAAACAAGTGAAGTTATTAGAGGTACAAAAAATGATAATGAGGACATTTATATTAAAGCATCAGTTACTGGCATTCCTAGTGTATCTACACTATTAAATGATGGTAGTTTGTATAATGAGGGTGATACGGTATCAGTTGTTGGAGGTGGTCAAGGAGCAGTTGTACAAGTTGACGCTGTGGGTCGTGGAGGTATTACTGAATTTATTATTGCTAATTCTGGTTCAGGATATGAAATTGGAGATGATATTGTTTTTACAAACACAGGTACGGGTGGAGGATCAGCAAGAGCAAAAGTATCAGTTGTAAATGGTGGTTTAACACAGGAAATATCTACATCAACTACAGAAGATCATATTGTATTAGAAGATGAAACTACTAGAGGTGACTCATATACAGGAAATAAAATTGTACAAGAAAGTGGGACAGGTTCAGGTGAAATAACAGATATACGTATTATATCAAGTGGAAATAATTATCAGTCACTACCATCTGTAGTCGTAGATGATACAAATGGTTCAAATGCTGAAGTTTATGCTTATGGTACAGAAATAGGTCGTGTACTAGGATTGAAGATTATTGACTCAGGTGCTGAATATCAACAGTCACCATCTCCTCCAACATTGTTATTACCAAGTTATTTACTTATCTCAAATGTATCAGGTTCTATCTTGGCAAATGAAACTGTATCAGGAATAGATATTTCTTCTACAGCAATTACAGCTAACGTAGTGTCTTATTCTTCAGCATCAGGCTTATTAAAAGTTTCTAGTCCATCCGGACAATTTGCTGAAAAATCAACAATAACTTTAAGTGGTGGTGCAACTGCCACTGTTGAGAAAAATGATTTAAGTACAGCAACAATTACAATTGACTCTATTGTAGATACAAATGGTAGTT